ATTAGCTTCATTTGGTAAAGATGAAATTGTAAATATTACAGTTCAAACTTCAGCTTCAGTAACTCAAACAACATTAACTGCAGTTCAAGGAGAAAATACAGTATATATTCCTTTTGAATATATTAATTCTCCAATAATGACAGCCTCAGGTTCAGGTTTTGATGTTTGGCGTTTTACAACCACAACAACAGGATCTATAACTCTTAATGAATATAATTTTCAATCATCGATTATAAATGGTCCATATTGGGCAACCTCTTCAGTACATGGAGCTACTGTATTAACTTCTTCTACAATAGGAGCTGCATTTATACGTGATTCTATAAACCCAGGAATTTATCAATATCCTTCTTTTGGTGCAGGCACTGCTCGGACTGGGTTTGATTCGCCTATTTCTACTATAACACCACAGATTGGAGATATATTTTATGTTTCATCTTCTGCACATGCAAGTAGAATAATAAGTACATCATATACAAGTACGGATTTCTTTATTTATTTAGATAGCCCTGTGTATTATACAAATTCACAGATTTTAGATAAATTTATAATTACAAGGACATATCAAAATTTAAATAGAATTGTTTTAAATATTGGTCTTAGTGGAAGTAATCCAGCTGTAGGTTCAGGATTTATATTTACACAAAATACTACCAATTTATTTAAAGATAATATTGGTAATATTGTTGCCGATCTTACATTAAAAAACTTAATTTAATATATTTATAATAAAATACACAAAAAATGGGATATTTAAATAATAGCGTAGTAACAGTAGACGCAATTTTAACTGATACAGGCCGTCAGTTGTTAGCTCAAAATGATGGTTTGTTTAGAATCACTCAATTTGCTTTAGCAGATGATGAAATTGATTATACTCTGTATAATCCAAACCATCCTTCAGGTTCTGCTTATTACGGTCAGGCGATTGATAACATGCCTTTATTAGAGGCGTTTCCTCAATCAACACAGGTAATGAAATATAAACTTACAACTTTACCACGTGGTACAGCTAAAATGCCTATCTTGGATTTAGGTTATACTTCGATTATAATCAAACAAGGGGCTGCATTAGCAATTACTCCTCAAACATTAAATTATTTTGGTGGAAATACTTTTGAAGCAGCTGGATATACAGCTACAATTTCTGATGTTAGATTATTTTCAACATTCGAAGGTGTAGGTGTGAATACTCCATCAGTAACAGCATTAAACGTAGCTAATCAAACTACTACATTAGGTACTTCAGTATCTAAAACAGTTGTAGGTACTACAATTAATTTAAGAGCAACAACAGTAAATACATTATTTGGATCAAATACTATTTTACAAGCTACTTTAACCGTAGTAGGTAGAGATTCAGGTGCTCGCTTAACAATTCCCGTAACAGTAACTAAAGTATCATAAAAAATAGAATATGTCATTTAACAGATTAGACCCAAGTGATTTTGTAGTTAGCACAGATGCTATTTCATCTACATTATTCTCAAATAATTCACCTTCATTATCTTCTATATTTACTTCTTCTGTACAAGTAGCAAGTTCTGCAGGTAATTATTATATTAATACTTTCAATTCTGCAACTACTGAATCAATTCAATTTGCAATTGCTTATGGTAATGAAGCAGGTAGTGGTAGTTTAAATTACAATCAAGCAGTTAATGGTAAATCACCTACAGGAACGATTTGGGGTCAATGGCAAGATTTAGTATTAGGTGATGAAAATGCTAAATTTGTATTTGGCACTGTATCTTCATCTGAATTTTTTGCTTTACCAATGGAAAGAGCAAGATATAAAGATTCATTATTTTTAGGTTCTTTATCTTTAACACTTTCAGGCAGTTCAGGTTCAATTACTTTAACAGATAATAGTAATTATGTAACATCTGTTCAATTTTGTGAAGCAGGTAGAGTATTTCAATTAATTACAGGTTCAACAGGTGTTAGAGCAACTATTACTTCAAGAAATACAGCAGATGGTTATTCAGCTAATTCTGGTTCTTATGGTTGGTTATTACCTGATATTGGAACTATTTTATTAAATCCAATGGCATTAGCTGATTTTGCAGTTAGTGGTGGTATTGGTTTAGGATATAGTGGCTCATATGCTTGGGGTAACCAAGTTGTAGTATCAACAGGTGCTACTGCTCCAGTAACAAGTCCAAATGTTTCTTTATTTACTTCTATTAGTAGATCAATGGCAAACTTAGGAACAATTGGTGATTTTTTCTTAAATTCCCAAGAATCAATTACTTCAGATTTTATATTTGTAAGACCTAGAAGTGCAGAATTTAATTACTCAGAAAATCCATCATTTATTTCGGGTTCAACAGGTGAAGTATTATATTCTTCATTTATTAATAACCCACAAACTTATATTACAACTGTAGGATTATATAACGATAACAACGAATTGTTAGCAGTAGCTAAACTTTCAAGACCATTGCCTAAAGATTTTACAAAAGAAGCTCTTATTAGGGTTAAGTTAGATTTCTAAAATGAATGAGTGCATACAAACAATTTTTAGCAGCAGACATTACAGTCATCCCCTTTGAGGTAAATAAGTCATTTTCTTATAAGGGGATTGAATTTAATGCATCTGATGTTAGTATTGATAGATTTTTAGGAACAAATTTATCAGGTACATTATTTAATCCTAGTACTGACCCTACAACAGGTCAAACTTCTACTCAATATCAACGTTTAATATATAGTTCTATTCAAGAATTATATTATTCAAATTATTTAAGTTCAAGTTATGGAGACCCTGTACCTACAGCAAGTTTAGTACCGGGTAATAATGTTGAGGGAGATAGGCTTATAGGTACTCCACAATCTGATGGGAGATATTTTAATTATCTTCAAACTACTTTAACATTTGCTAAATATTTCCCAACAGCTTCTAATTCAGAAATTGGAGTTTTATCTATACCTTCACGTTTATATGGTAATTATATTTTACCAAATTCATTTAAATGGAGTTGCCCAAGTGGTTCAGTTTATGATGATGGAGAAGGTAATTTAATATTTGAATCTACAGGACAAATTATTGGACAAATATTTTATCCTCATGGTCTTGCTATTTTAACTAATAATACTATTGGTTCTACAACTGGTTTATATGGTACAGCAGTTTATGGTGCTGGGGTTTATGGAGGAGGTGGAGGACCAAGTAATGCTGTAATTGAAAATTTTGTTACATCATCAAATGTAACTTGTTCGTTTTCTTCATCTCTTACTATTTATGAATCACAATATAAATGTACTATTAATGAAAATGAATTTAATTTTACTTTAAACCCAACAGCAATATCTGGTTCAACAGATGGAACTGTTTATAATTTTATAACATCTTCATATTTTGCTCCTTATGTAACAACAGTAGGATTATATGATGAAAATCAAAATTTATTAGCAATAGGAAAGTTATCACAACCCTTACCAACATCAGCAACAACAGATACAACAATACTTATTAATATAGACAGATAAAATGGCACTTACATTATCAAAAACAAACATAGCAACTGGTAATACAATTCAGGCCCCTGATGTATCCCAAAGTATAGATGCATTTACAGGAGCCGTAGCTTATGATATTACCTTATCAGGTTCACTTCAACTAACAGGAAGTGTAAAATCAAGAGATGGATATACTGGAAGTTTATTTGGTAATGCAACTACTGCAACTACTGCCTCTTTTGTAACACTTGCTCAAACAGCATCCTTTGTAACACTTGCTCAAACAGCATCCTTTGTAACACTTGCTCAAACAGCATCCTTTGTAACACTTGCTCAAACAGCATCATTTGTAACAACTGCTCAAACAGCATCATTTGTTGCTTTAGCTAGATCTGCATCATACGTTGCTCTTGCTGTTAATGATATATCAACTAATAATGATGTTATTACTTGGACAATATTTAATGGTTTATCATATAATTGGACTATAAACAATGTTACTCAAAGTATTAGTTCATCATTAGCAGCCTCTGCAAAAAGACTTACGGCGGATAATGTTCGGGTTAGAGCAGGTACTAATCCTCCTTCAACTCCTTACACTATCGATCAAAGTACTCCTGCTATGGTTTATTTAGAGTTTAGTGGTAGTAATGTAGGACTTGAATTAAGACAAGGTACATTAGGACAAATGGTAACATTTAATCCCTATACGACTGAAGATAATATTCCAACAGCTCTAGTATCTATAACAGGATCTCAAGCAAGTGCTTTTGGATATGGAACCCAAAGTATACTATTTCCTGGAGGAAATGATACCTTAGATAATTTATTTACAACACCCCCAGTACCTAATTCATTTTCTTTTACTCTTCATTATACAAGTTTTGGAGGACCAGCAGGATGGTATTTAGTAAATGTTTCTAAAGCTTCTTAATTTAAATTTTTATGAATAATTGGTTATACAACGAAAAAGTTATTGAAAAAATTGAGGATTTTCCTCAAAACGCCTTTGGTTTTATATACATTACTACTCACAAACCGAGTGGGGTATCGTATATTGGAAAAAAATCGCTATATCACAACGTTAAACGCAAATTAACGAAGAAAGAATTAGCAGAGCAAACCGGCAGAGGCCGCAAACCAACAACCCAAGTAATACAAAAAGAATCGGATTGGAAGACCTATTATGGCTCAGCCAAACCAATTCTTGAAATATTAAAGGAAGGTAAACACGATGATTTTACACGTGAAATATTACAAATAGTAAATAATAAAAAATTATTAACCTATTATGAGTGTAAGTACTTATTTAAATATGGGGTATTAGAAAATCCTGTTGAGTATTTTAATGACAACATATTAGGTAAGTTTTTTAGAAAAGACTTTATATAAACAATAATTTAACTTAAGCTTGGTTATACCAATTGCTTTTTGTATATTATGGTTATGCTTAATCAATCTCTAGTTGCACTGACTAATTCGGTGTTAGGTTCTGGTAAATCAACGGCACGAGGTAACTATGCTTATCACTGTCCGCTGTGTAATCATCCTAAACCTAAACTAGAGATTAATTTTACTGAAAACGAAAAAGGTGAAAATCCATGGCATTGTTGGGTTTGTGATAAAAAAGGTAAAAAATTATATCAATTATTTAAAGCAGTAGAAGCATCACCTGAAAAAATGGCTGAATTAAAAGTCATTGTAAAGTATGTAGGTAATGAAAAAAATGTTGTAGTTGAAACTAAACTAGAACTACCTAAAGAATTTAAATTATTAAATAATATTCATCAATCAGATATTACTGGTAGACAAGCTATGGCTTATATTAAATCCAGAGGTATTACTGAAGATGATATTATGAAATATGGTATTGGTTATTGTGAAAAAGGACGTTATGCTAATATGGTTATTGTACCATCTTATGATGCTAATGGTAAATTAAATTACTTTACAGGCCGCTCATTTGAAAAAGAACCATCAGTAAAATATAGAAATCCTCAAGTATCTAGAGATATTATTCCCTTTGAAATGTTTATCAATTGGGATTTACCTTTGATATTGTGTGAGGGACCATTTGATGCTATCGCTATTAAGCGAAATGTTGTACCGCTTTTAGGTAAAAACATTCAATCAAATCTAATGAAAAAAATTGTAATGTCTTCAGTTGAAAATATATACATTGCTCTTGACCGCGACGCCCAAAAACAAGCGTTAAATTTCTGCGAACAACTTATGAAGGAAGGTAAAGAAGTATATTTAGTTGATATGAAAGATAAAGACCCAAGCGAAATGGGCTTCGCTAAATTTACTAACTTAATACAGGAAACATACCCCTTAACATTCTCAGGTTTACTTGAGAAAAAACTCTTCTTATGAGCAAAATAAAAAAATCTTACAACAGAATTTTAGAAGTATCAGATGATGCTAAACAAATTACTCTCCCAGACTCTCGTTATTATAGAAGAAATGGTGAATATTATCCTTCAATTACTTATGTTTTACAATACTATCCAAAAGGTAAGTTTTTTGAAGATTGGCTTAAAAAAGTAGGTTATTCGGCTGAACATATTGTTAAAAAAGCAGGTGAGGAAGGAACTCAAGTTCATGAAATGATTGAAGAATACCTTGAAGGTAAAGAATTAAATTTTCTAAGCCAATTTGGTAATCCTCAATATAATCCTGATGTGTGGCAGATGTTTTTACGTTTTGTTGATTTTTGGGAAACTTATAACCCAAAATTAATTGAAGCAGAAGTACATTTATTTTCAGATGAATTAAAAGTAGCAGGAACGTGTGATTTAATTGTTGAAATTGAAGATAAAATATGGTTAATTGATTTTAAAACATCTAATCATATTCAACCAACTTATGAATTACAAACAGCTATTTATGGTAAATGTTATGAGGAGTGTTTTGGTAAAAAAGTAGATAATTATGGTATACTGTGGTTAAAATCATCCAAACGTAAAACCAATAAAGAAAAAATGACAGGCAAAGGATGGGAAATGGTTACCTCTACTAGAACACATGAGGAAAACATTGATATCTTTAAAACAGTAAAACGTTTATTTGATTTAGAAAATCCAACTCATACCCCAAGCTTTACTGAATTCAAAACTACAGTAAAAAGAATTTTATAATATTTATGACAAATACTATACATGATCGGATTAATATCTTTATTAAAAGAAGTGACAGGCAAGCCAAAAGCAATTTTTATGGCTGGTCCTGCTGGCTCGGGTAAATCATATGTATCAAAAAAATTAATACCCTCTAATTTTAATACCATTAATGTTGATGACACCTATGAGGAGTTATTAAAAGCATCAGGTATTGGAATGAAATTAACCAATATGTCTCCTGATGAATTAAAAAAAGCAGGTGAATTAATGGGTCAAGCTAGAAAAGTAACAGACACTAAATTTCAAGATGCTGTTAAAGATGCTAAAAATTTATTAATTGATAGTGTAGGAGGTTCATCTAAAGTTTTACTTAAGAAAAAAGCAGAATTAGAGAATTTAGGTTATGATACATTTATGTTAATGACTTATGTATCACCTATAACGTCACTAGAACGTAATAAAAACAGAGACAGATCATTGTTGCCAAGTATTGTGATTCGCTCATGGCGCGACGTTAATAAAAATATAGACGTATATAGACAAGCGTTTGAACCAAACTTTGTATTATTAAATAATGATCCTGAAGATGCTAATAAAGATTTTGATGAAAATTATATTTACAAAACATATATTGAACCTTTAGGTAAAATAGGTAAAGAAAAAACACCTGAAGAAAAAGCTAAATCTAAAGCAGAAGCAGAACAATTATATTCAGACGTAAAACAAGCTCTTAAATCACAACCTGAGTTTGATAATTTTGAACAAGCAAAAACAAAAA